TGCTACTGCTCGATAAGTTCATCAGTGAAGTAACGACAGTGGTACTGCAAAAAGAAATAGACGATCGGGAGAATAAAGCGGCAGCGTTGCAGTCACTCAAGGACTTGGGTATCACTGGTGATGCTGCGACTCGTGAAGCTGATGCTGTAGTAAGACAAATAGCTAATATGGATTTGGGGGGTCAATAATGGAACGCTGGAAAGAACTCTTAATTAACGATCTACGAAATGTAGCTACCGGCTATCGTGAAGTCGGTAAAGATGTCGGTAAGGTAAACGGTGTCATCTCACAGATACCTACCGCAACTGTTGACACATTAGTACACCTACTCAAACAGAATGAGCTTAAACACTTCGCAGACAAAGTAGCTAACGGTGACTACCACCTGCTGCAAGAGTTAGAGAAACAAAAAGCTGAAGAAGACAAACTACCAGTCGCAGACGCAGGAGACACTCAATAATGGATTTACCGCAATGGTATATTGACGCTCAACGTGAAGCACGAAGTATGACCTTTGGCCGTGTACCGCTTGAGTTAGTCGTTGCACAAGGTGAAGTATCTAAGGTTATAGCCAACCGCAACATATCTACCAAGTTTAAGACCAACGACGATGCGCTTATATTCATGCTCGATCATGTACGGACTGCGTTAAAGGCTGAGAGCGAATTAGCCCCGGACGACCCGAAGAACGGTGGCACGATGACATTCAGCCTCACTCACAAGAATGGTCGCATATCGCTCATAAACACATTTGATACCGTCGAGTATAACTACCCTACATAGAAAGGCTCGTAATGAGCAAAAAACTATTTTACGACATAGAGACAGCACCCATAGTTGGTACAGTCTGGGGTAAGTACGAACAGAACTTGATATGGACTATCAACGACTGGTACATGCTCATGTTCGCCTACAAGTGGGAACATGAAAAGAAAACGCATGTCGTTGCACTACCCGACTTCAAACTGTACAAAAAAGACCCGACTAATGACTTGGAGGTTGTAAAGAAACTACATGAACTATTCAATGAAGCAGATATTGTGGTTGCACACAACGGCGACCAGTTCGACCAAAAGAAAAGTAACGCTCGTTTTATTTATCACGATCTTGAGCCGGTTGCACCGTATCAAAGTATCGATACCAAGAAGGTTGCTAAAAGGTATTTCAACTTTACATCGAATAAGTTAGACGACCTTGGAACTCACTTCAAGTTAGGCAATAAGCTACATACCGACTATACCCTATGGCAAGGCTGTATGGATGGTGATATGAAAGCCTGGAAAGCCATGAAAAAATACAATATTCAAGACGTTGTACTGCTCGAAAAGGTATATAAAAAGATGATGCCTTGGATGACGACTCACCCGAACATTGCAACTATAGATAATAAACCTAGCGTTTGTCCGAAGTGTGGCGCGGAGAATTCAATGCAAGCCCGTGGTTATCGCTATACCAAAGTGGCCCGGTACAAGTGCTTCAGGTGCCGTGAGTGCAGATCGCATGTTAGTCTCCGGGCAGCAGAGAAAGGACAACGAATACAGTATGTCTGAGTTTACCAAAGAACATCAGCAACACCTTGACGGTTTAACAAAACGTTTTACTGATATGGTGGCATTGAAGTACATCAACGGCAACAACGAGCATGGTGGCAAGATATGGACGAAGAAACATCTTATCCGTATGGCGAAAGAAGAAGTTGTGGACTTATGGGTTTATCTCGACACATTAGAACAGCAGATTGATGAGAGCGGCGTAGAACTTGGCTCAGTTACAGAATAGAGCTGTATTTTTAACTCCGCTTATGGTATAATGTAGTAAAGCCTATCGAGCGGTTATCTCCGCAGACAGGGCGTTAGATTAAGTTCTAGCGCCCTCTTTTTATTTTGTACAGAAAATGACAAAGACTGAAACTACTACTCCCAAAGAAGTTGCGTCAACAACTGACGCTTTAAAGACAGCAGCAGACTCTAGTCTACTCACGGATTACGAGAGTTCGTATATGTCCATGCGGCAGTTCCGTGAGCAGTGGGAAGACTTCTTAGACCTTGCCTATTCCCGACTCACTACAACGATGGGCTACAAGTCCCGTGTTCGTGAAGGCACGTTAGCTAACTTACTATGGGAACGATCTACCCGTGTTGTGGCACAGTTGCCAACTGGTAGGGTTCAAGCGCTCAACGAGAAGAACGACATAGGCAAATCTATGCTTATGGACGTGGTGTATCACAAATACATCATGTGCGGTGCTAACTCACAGTACTCATTCTTGCAGAAGATACGCCTGTGGGACTTCAACAGTTTCATCTACGGTGCTTGCCCGGCAATGTATGACTATCGGGTCGATGATGAATATACCGGCCCAGACTGGCGTGTGCTCGACCCACGGTATGTGTTCCCTCAAGCCGGTAGATTGTCCCCGAACGACAGCCAACGCATCTATGTGACGACATATAAAGGCCGTGAGTGGTTTAAATCTAAGCTCGGTCAAAGGGGTTGGAACGACAAAGCACTCAACAAAGTTCTGAGCGAACTAGATGACGACTATTTGCCAGATAACGTATGGAAAGTAACGAACCTGCAGAGCGACCGTGGCCAGCTGATTGACTTGCACAAAGGCCAAGCTGAGGTTATCTCATGCTATGAGCGTGGTAAGAAAGGCCATTGGACTACCTTTGTTCGTGGCTTCGGTGACGTGATTTTACGAGATATACCGAACCCTCACAACTCTGGCCGTCTACCTATCGTGTTCAAGTACTGTATGCCTATCCTTGATTCTATCTGGGGTATGGGCTATGTAGAACGCGGCGCAGCACTCCAAAAGGCTATTGATACCTATGTGAATATGGCGATGGACTTTGCGAAATTCAAGTTATATCCGCCGATGTGGTACCGCGAAGGCTTTAACGCCTCAAGCAATAGATACGAGCCGGGCGCGAAATGGAAAGCCAATAACGGTCAAGATGACTTCGGATTCGTAGAGATAAGTCAGAACTATACACAAGAGTTCCAAAACGGCTACCAGTTCCTAAAGGGCGCGTTGATGAACCAGAACCACGCCCAAGATACAACGGTGCAAGGTGGTGCAAACAGCCCTGACAGCCAGCAGGGAAAGACACCGGCAGCAATCAGCCAGAACGACCAACGCGAAAACACCGGCGACAACTACGACCGCTCGATGCTCGAAGAAGCGCTAGAGGAGTTAGGCGGCGGCTTAATTAACTTGCTCACTGAACGCCAACCGGCACCGATTAACTTCCATATCTTTGATGAAGACATACAAAAGATTTACGACTCCGGTAACGAAGATGTCATAGAGATATTCGATAGTGCCAAATCCTACTACGTTGACCCCAACCAAGAAAAAGCAGAGCTTCAGTGGAAACTCAACGGCAAGGGTGCAGCTAAGGTCACGGTCAAACCCAAAGACGTTAAAGGCACCTACCTCTACCGCATAGACACGGGTACCACGATGGCGAAAGACGACCAGACCGAACATGACAACATCACGGAAATCCTACAGTTCTTAGGTACACAAGAGGGTCAAGCGGTTATCAACGCCCTACCTCAATCAAGCGACCGGCAACTAGATTTAGCTGAGTTATTTAAGCGTTACCTTATCACCAGCGGTTTACAAGACTGGGAAAAGATATTACCCGAAGTCAACCCACAAGACCAGGCGCAGCAACAGCAGCAGCCTCAAGCACAGCAGTTCAGCCCTCAAATGCTACAAGACCCGCAAAGCCAAGCGATGTACCAGCAGATGCAGCAGCAACAGCAACAGACTATACCGCAGCAAATGCCTAGTATTGCCCTCTCTGGGAAGCTAGATGACCGTGCATTAGCCGGTGCTGAACAAATGGCCGGTCTACCTGTCATGTCGCCACAGCAACACGCCCAGCAACAGCAGCAGTTTATTCAGAGTCAACCACAACCAGTAGGAGCCATGTAATGGACAACGAACTAGACGATGTTATGACCGTAACCTCTCCGACTTTAATCGAAGCAGAAAAAAGCGACGAGCAAAAAGAAGTTGAGGAAAAAGAGTCCAAGAAACTGTTTGAAGTAGCGGCACTTGCCAAACACCCCGGCTGGAAACAAGTACGCAAGATGATGGCTGACGATATAGACAACGTGCTCAGGCTAAGAGACGTCAACCTGAAGCAGTACGATAACGCCCAACTCGGTGAAGTTGTCCGGGTCGAACACATGCTCGCTGAGAAGCTACAGAAGTATCTGGCTAAGGTCGATGATGCAGTAAAGGCAGTTAGTGATGGACGAGAAAAGTAGCGGCGAACACTATGAGCAGACTATTAAACCGCCTAAGACAAGCGCCAGAGGTCATAACTGGCGACAACACGGGCCAATACTTAAATGCACCAGTTGCCCGTTTGAACACACCTTTGTCCCCACAGACCACAACAGCAATCCTCTGCTTGTTAACCATACTTTTCACGGTTTCGATGCGAACGGCGAGCCAATCATTAGGAGGATTCAAGTGAAATCGTAGGTGTGTTGCTTGCTTGTCTGGTCTACCACCCGCCAGACAAGCAAGGAGTACATCTCCCGTGACGCCTACGTTAGTGGTTGTTTAACAATTAAGGCAGCAAGAAAGGAGCGTATTTATGGAAGACGACGACTTCCCTGATATACCCCTAGATAACTTTGGAGCTGACACCAATGTTACTACCCCGCCAGTAGAAGAACCAAAAACAGCACCCGACGCCCCGGCGACTGGTTCAGATGCACCACAGGACGCGCAACCTGTCGATGCAGAAGATAATTCCAAAGCCACGAGTGATACGGATGTGCAGACCCCAGCGGATAATGGGAAACCGCCAGAGGGTGAGGATAACCAAGTAGTTGACGAAAGTCAGCAGCAAGGTCGCCCCGAAAAGAAAGATAGAGTGCAAGGTCGTTTCAACGACATGAGCAAGAAGCTTTCAGACCAGGGTTCATATATCCAAAAACTAGAGGAACAGCTAGCCCAAGCAGGTGTCAAAAGCAAGGTACAACCCTTACAGCCTGACGAAAACGGGATGCTTGACCCTCAAGTACTGCAAAACCATATAGCCCAGCAGATCGCCGCGCAGCGTGAAGCAGACCAGGCTTTAGCTACAAGCCGAGAAGCACGACACAATGAAGTGCAACGGTTTGAGCAAGAAGGACAGCAAATAGAGAGTAAGTGGGCGGAACTTCGTGAACCAACCGCTGACAATCCTAACCCTGACTTCAATCCCAAAATGTACGAAGCTGTAAAAGAAGCTATTGAGCTTGCAGCCCTACCCCGTGTAGGCGATGTAAATTCACTCAAAGAAGTTTCTCCGCTCAAGATCGCAACAAAGATTATGGACGGTTACGCCGAAGCGCAAGCCAAGGCAGCAGTTAAGACGCAACAAAACTTAGAACAATTAAAGGCAGACAGCGCAGTAGACACCACGAGTACAGCCGGGCAACCAGTTGACGACATGGAAGCGCTTGAAGCCCGTCTATCAGACGTTAAATTTTAAAACTCTCTAGTATCAGGGGTGGTAGTAGGCGGTGGTAGCTGTTTCTAGGGTCGAAAGGCATTTTTAGAAATGGCAGTAACAAATCAAGCCGCTGTAGCAGCAGACCTACAGACCTACTTTAGCAAGCGTTTGCTTGACATCGCAGGTCGTGACGCAGTTCTGACTGACTCAGCATATAAAGAAGACATCCCGGCTAACTCTAGCTCGACGATTAGCTTCACCCAGTACAGCCGTTTGGCTATTCCTGGCAGTACATTAACAGACGGTACCCCTCCGACTGACACCGAACTTAACCCTTCAGCATTGACCGCAACGGTTGACCAATGGGGTGCGTTCGTAACCCTCACCGACATGGCGGTGCTGACCGTTAAGCACCCTATCGTACAAGAAGCTACGTACTTACTCGGTGAACAAGCATCTGACACTGTAGAAACAGCAGTGAACGGTGTTCTCGCAGCCGGTACGGTCGTACAGTACGCCGGTGGCGTAGCAGGGCGATCAAGCCTTGGCGCTGGTAATGTGATGTCCACAGCGGAGATCTCGAAGGCAGTCGTAACACTTCAGAGCTATGGTGCTCGCCGTGTCAACGCCGGTAACAAGTTTAGTAACAACGCAACCGCTGGAAAGTACTACATCCTGTATGTA